GGTGGAAAAGAGTTATAGTAACAAAGATTTCACCAAGCAACAAAACAAACGAATACAACAAACAGATTACAGTTACTTGAGTCAATTGATAATACAGTAACGATCAATAACCATGTCGATCGAATTGAACCGCAACAAGTACACGGAGAAGGTGAAGGTGTTTGAGGACGCGAGGCATGGTGCTACTGCACTAGGCCGTGTTAGGAAGGAGCACTTGGGGTTGAGCTCGTGGAGTCCAGCCACCTTGGAGGGGACCCAAGGTGAACGAGAGAAGAGCGTCAAACTAGACCGTGATATCTTGGGAGTCCAAAGCTACTTTGAGGCAAGCATGATTGGTGCTTTAGAGCACGTGATTGCGGACGATTTCACGGCCACATACTACATCTATGGTGATCTGGTTAGGGAGGCGGTGTTCGGCGAGAATACGAACTCAGCTACCATTACAATCAGTTGGGAACAAATGGAAGTCGACGTGGAGCTGTATCCAGGTGTGACGGATCCAGTCGGGATGGACGAGCAACTGATTGGGATCAAACGCAACGGTCTGAAGTACCGGGATGCTCTGGCAAAATGTACAGCATGGAACAGGGACGAGGTAAAAAATCTGACCGATGACCTGATCAGTGGATTGCAAAAAATGATTGATGCTGCTTCTCTAGGACAGAACAAATACACGCGACTGGTGAAGGGATTCTTGTTGTACCTGGAATGCTTAGAGAAAGGGGCGATCGCCACGCACATCAAGATTGTCAATGCTTTGTTGTACGGACCAAACGCTCTGCTATCAAGGTTTAGGGTGGAAGATACATCATATGTGTTTAACAGTGATCCACAATCAAATGTACACTCGGCCGTGCTACAAGTAATGTGTGAGGCGTACCCACCTGACTTCATACAATCTCACGTAAGAGTGCCAGCTGACGGGGGAGAAGTTTACATGGTTAGTCAAGGTGCACTTCCAAACGTGCAGTTTCGAGTTTCGTTGCAGGCATCGCAGGTGCTTGCAAGCATTGTGAAGTACAGTAGAGATGTAGGTGTGATGTCATATTTACAGTCGGCTTTGGTGACAGCTTGCTCACTACAACAGAACAGATACTTTTCAAAGGTTGGTCTGCCCAAAGTGGTGGCATACAGTGATTTGCTGCAGCCAGCAATGATTCATCAGAATGTATCAGCTCCAAGACCAATCGTTAGCCATGAAATGGGAAAAGGTGTTGGGCGTATACATCAGATGCTGGCGTTTATGACAGTTCGTGATGTTATAACGGCTGGACAGATGACGACCAAGCAAGGCTTTGATGGTGCACAGTCTATCCGCCTGTATTTATCACAGCAGGAAGATTTGATCGCAAGGATGGGCAGCTATTTCACTGATATAGCCATTCTAGAGGCAAATCCACAAATGAAGTACATCAGCAGGCTAACAGAGAGGGATTTCCAAGACCTTGCTAATATATCAGCGCTGGAGGCGCTCTGGCTGTGTGACAGGACAAAGAAGATTGTAGATAATGGAGTTGTCATGATGCTCAAGAGTGGTGTGAAAGATATGAGCGACGACACGAGTTCGCAAGATGTCTTGAGAAATGAACTGAGATTAGCAGGGGTAACTGTTGAAGATAAGAAAATTCCGACTGGCGTATTCACGGTTGAAGCCGCAGCGATGGCACCGTTAGGACAAAGTTTGATTAATAGACGTAACAGACGGAGGATCAAGGAGCCAGTGCAATACGTCCAACAATGTGAATTCAAGCCACAGCCGAAGATCTACGAAGAAAAACGTCGGTTTAGGAAGAACGGGAAGAAACCGGTGATTACGAAACCAGTTGCAAAAACTGTGTTGTTCTCACCACCGCCTCGGAGGCCATCATCAAGCATTTCACCAGGAATGTCTGCGCCTGCCAGTTCACCACCAAGCTATGAGGAGGAGAAGAGCTCAACAATAAGTAGTAAGCGGAGTGATGAAATGCCTAAGATGCTACCACACATGTTAGCTCAAGAAGCAACTGGTAGGTTGAGTGATGTGACAGCAGAAGACGTGGCAGTAGTTACCAAACGCGATCATGTGGGTGATCTGATACGGAAGTTAGATCTGGAAGAAGACGACAGGAATATACTTGAAAGCCTGGGTGCTCAAGACTCCTGGAGTATCCAACATTTGGGTGCCGCATTTCATGAAAAATATGCGAAGGACATAGGGACCTGGCCTAAAAGTGAGAATCTGCAAAAGATAATAGTCCAACTGATAGGCATCGGTGCTGGGCTAACACAAAGTGAAGGCAATCTTCTGGTGGATGTAGTGCTCAAAACTAGGAGTGGAAAGGCTTTGTGGGCAAGGAAAGAGGTCAGGAGCTACATTGATTGGGTGGTAGACGCTAATAAGTTACAGAATATCACACTCACGATACCCAAAGTCAGCAGCCCGATGATGAAACGGCTGGTCGAGGCAGCTGAAATAATACAACCAGTGATACCAGAAACAGTACGTACGACACTGGAAGGAGCAAGGGTTGGAGAAAGCATCAGGCGGAGTCTAGGCTTTGAACAGAAAGGATCAATTGAAGGTGGAACAGAATTATCGAATATGATGGCCAAAAGGAGCATATGGACAGGCGATGTCGAGACGGCCCCACGCGCCGGTCTAAAGTTTATCGCGCATTCGACCGCCTGGCTGGAGTTCTGTTCAGAAAATGGGATTGTAGTTGGTCAGAAAGGAGGGAGTAGGCAAAGAGAATTGTCCTTGACATTAGCGAATTACTATTCCAGAAACCCAAATATTACTTTAGACTCGATGCCTAGGCTGGCTAGGTGGTATGAAGGTACATCGATAGATATTATGCCAATGGATCTAGATTCAGTCGAGTGGCGGAGATTGGGAGAACCAGAAGAATGGGAATATCTTGTAAGAGATACAAGCATGCAGAAGCGCGAATTTACAAGAGAAGACGCGAATTGGTTGCAGATGGCAGCCACGCTCGAAAATGTCCGGCTAGACCATGCGATGCTAAAAAGACTGAAGGAAACATTCAGAGTACCATACCATGTTCGGCAAGAACTGAAGCGTAAGTATGGGTTCTTCACCACTAACTAAGTGAATGTTGAGGCTATGGTCCAGCGGCCAAAATCAGCTGGACTGGTTGGTAACCTATAACCACGCAATTTGCGACTCGCCAAGCAGGGGTTACTGCTGTAGAGAAAGGTGCTGTGCGCACCTTTACTACTAGATAAAAAAACAAAATGCCAGCAAGGGTGAAGAGTCAAAGTAGAWGAAGGAGAAAAAAACTCAACCACCCTGAGGAGTACCCTGAAATGGGACGAAACGCGCTGGCGCGTCGGTGGAAAAGAGTTATAGTAACAGAGATTTCACCAACAGAAACTAACCAAATCACAAAAGTGCAGCCAACAAATCGCAGTTACTTGAGTCAATCGATAATACAGTAACAATACCAGCCAACATGTCTCAAT